CTCACCCCAACATAACCACCCCCCTTCCTTCCTATTCATGCTTTATCAGCAGCATGAGCATGACAATGACAATACAGATCAAGAGAAAGAACCCAGCATCAAGAATCACGTGTGCCCTCCTCTGGGGCACGAGCCGCCAATCCTTCCTCATAGCCAATGGCACGGGCATGGAAGTAGGACCACAGCTCACCGTCTACCTGGCGTAGTACCGGCGCATGGGGCGGCACTCCATCCGGCGTACTCGCAGCAATAAAACCCGGAACAAATACCCAGTCGCCCGTATCGGGAACGTGGTTGGGCATGAAGATATCACAGTCAGGGTTGATATGAACAAAGGATTGCTTGCCCATCGCGATCCGCTCGGGTGCGGCCCCATCGCGCGCGTTCCACACATAAATGTCGGTATTCGATTTCGCTTCGTGGTAGTGCATGACTTTATAGCTATCGGGGTGCATACATATCCTTCTGCATTGGCCTCGTTGGCCCATCAATCCAATGCCATCCATCTTCCTCCAGTACCGTGATCTGCCCAGGCTCAGGCGTGCAGGTCGGCTCTGCGATTGTCTTCCATACGCAGGGCGGTTTGCTTGTACGCCAGCTCACATACATAGCCACACCCGTAATGACCAGAAAAAGAAAGATCAGGAGTTCCTGTAGCGGACGCGTCATGAAAATTCTCCAATCAAACGTTGTTCGTTATCTGTGGTTGTTCCAGGCGGATACGTTCTTTCGGCGGCAGACGTTTCCAGCCTAATACTTCAGTGAGTGCGGCGTCTTCAATAATCAGGTGCCAGGCGATGAGATGTTCTCGTAAGAGCGCAGGCGAGCCGCGTTGAATCTCCCATTTACAGAGGTCGCATTTGCCATAATCGGCATTATACTTTGGCACGATCGCTAAGATTCTCATGGACTTCTCCTAACCGCTCTTTATTCCGCTGCTCAAAGGCCCCGATTTTAAAGCCGACAACAAAGGAAATGATCACCCAGGACAAGGCCCAGAGAATTTCAACCCACGGCATCAGTAGCCTCCCTTGTGGCCTTTTCAAGGCCATCTCCAGTGAGCATCGAGACCAGCGCATCCCAGACCGCAACCGTATAGGCACAGCTCTGCTTGGCTCCTTCCTCAATCAGATCCTCACGCACCCGGTACGGAGCAAGAAGCTCCTCGAAATGGGTATCGTAGGCCGTTGAGTTGCCGTACATGACGGAGAGCGCACCGAGGGCAAAGGGCAGCGGCTTATGGTGCATGACCATCGTATGCCACTGGTGATAGGCAATCACAGAATCAATCGGCGGTCTGGATTCACCACTTGTGGCCTTTCCAAGGCCATGCGCGTCCTCACAATAGCCTGCATGGGTCTTCACCAGACCCTCACAAATGCTCCGCAATAGCTCCTGTTCGGCCCCAGAGACACGCATCATGACAAGCCCAATGCAGTACGGCATGGCGACCAAGAGGTGGTGTTCTTGGGCACCCAGGAGCGCAACCTGGGGCTGCGTAGCTTTGTCCATTGTGGCAAATAATTCGTGCATAGTTTCCCCCCATTTCTCCCCGCCACGTGGCGGGGAGGTTTCGTACACCTAGAAGGGTACGTCTTCCTCAGACTCAGCCGTTGCCTTCATGCCCCGCACTCCAGGGGATTCCTTACCCTTCTGCGGCACCGGATAGAAGCGTTCGATGTCATTCGAGAGTTGTTCACGAAAGACCTTGGTGGTAATAACCGCCATCACTTCAGAGCCATTGATGTCCTTGGTTTCAAAGCCGACGCCGCCAATATGATAGCCACAGGCACGGATGAGGTCAGAGATAAACCCGCCCGCACCCTTCCACAGCGGGAATTTACGCACCAGCTTTTTCCCCCCGGTCTGCACGACGGTATCGGTGAGCGGATCTGCCATCGTCTCCGGACTCAGAATCGTGAAGGTGATCTTTTGCAGGGGCTTACCAAAGTTCGCCTCTGACTTGGAGGTCTCCGGCTCTTGGTTCTCCACCCGCAGCCGGTAGGTACCCGCTGGGTACACTTCAATGCCACCTTCTAAAATATCAATATCTACAAATGCCATGATAGTTTCCTTTTTAGGGTTATTGTTGGTTCGTTACTAGTTGTTGATCGTTCATTTATTGGTTCATTGTGGTTCGTTACGGTTCATATTGGTATTGGTGGGCTGCGTATCATACGGTTCTTCTTGTTCCTTTCCTTCGTTGACATTCTCCACCAGATGGTTCCACTCCTTGGTGTTCTTCAGCCTGGTGGAGCGCATATAGGTCAAGACGGCTTCCACGTCGTCATACGAGAACACGCCGGAGAGCATGACCATGCCATCCCCGAACTGGTATTTGATGACGGGTCGGTTGTTCAGTAGGTCACCATGCGGCTGGATGATCTTGCCGAGCAGTTGCCGGGCTTTGACGATTTTCATTGCGTGGCCTCATCTTCACAGTCAAATATGGTGCGGTCGAGTGATTCTCGATGCGCTACTCCCTCGTCGTGTTGGGTACGGTCGGTGACGCGTATCCACCGCATACAGAGCAGGCAGTATTCCAGCTCCTCATTCATGAGGTCACCGGTTTTCCCCGTGCCTTCTCATCGGCCATCTCCGCCAATCGTGCGTCCGCACGCTGAAGAAATGTCGAGACAGGAGACGGGTTCGCAGACGACGGGTTGGTGAGATCAATAAGGGCCTTGGCGACTCCCTTGTGCGAAAGATTATTGGGGATTCTCAATCTGCTCTTGGCATAGGCAATCCCATCACCAGAAGTTTTGATGTTGTACTCGCCTTGGGCGGTGTTACTGAAGTGATAGACCTCATCGAAATGATGGGGCATGCGGGCCAAGGTGGCATTGGTGAAGTTGGGGACGAGATGCAGAACATTGCCGGTACGCGCCTCATACGTGGCTTTCTCACCGGTCGTGATATAGAGATTGACCGGCAGGCTTCTCAGCGCGGTCACGAAATCCATGATCTTCACATTCAAGCCCTTATAGTCTTCTTGCTCAGGGACGGCATACTCACGTTTCCCTTTGGTCGCTTTCTCCTTGAGCATCTGGTGTTCGAGTTCGCCGAGGTTATCCACACAGATAGTATCACCAAAGCTATGCGGATCGGCAGCAATCTTGGCAACTACCAACATGATTTGGTCATAGGTCAGAGGAGGCCCATCAACCCGGGGCAAGAACTGTAGGGCTGGTTTGTTGGGCAAGCGAGCCAGGGTTTTGAGTCCTCTATCGATGTCGAAGATGAAGGGACGGGGCAAGAACTGCATGAAGTAGGTCTTGCCACTCCCCGAGGGCCCATAGCCGAGGATTTCAAACTTACTGATGGTGTAATCATCAAGCGTGGCGGTTTTCACTGCGGGCATCGGCATCTCCTTTTTCACGCATCAGAGCAATAAAGAGTTCTGCAAGTTTTCGTTCCGTATGTAAGACCGTTTCCGTAATTCCGTTGAGGTCTCCACGGATCAGACGGAGTTGAAGCGACAACTCTCGTATTTCTTTTACCAGCATGTCATCGTCCATCATTTCACCTCACGGAGGCGTCGGTTATAGGCAAGAGCGGCTGCCTGGCTTTGTTTATCCATCTTGTCTTGCATCTCCAATCGTTCACCGATGTAGTCGAGGCAGAACAAGACCGCAGTCAGCACGTCCTCATAGAGAATTGAGTGAGTCTCGGCCAGTTGCCTAGATAAAGATTCCTGGAGCTGACGAACCAAGACGAGATCGTGTTCAGGCGTAGCCATTATTTTCTCCTCCGTAGGCTTTTCGCTGGCTTCTGCTTGGCCTTCGTGGGCATGGGTGCAACCGCCTCCAGCATTTGGCGCAGAAGGCGCAGGAAGCGATGTTCAGTGGGTGATTGGGCAACGATCTCGGCCTCGGTCAAGTTCTTGTCGAGCGCGGCACGATCCATAGGCTTCATTTATTCCTCCTCATCAGACCACGGGCCTGTGGTTTCACTTGGGCTGCTTGGGCTGGTGGTGGATCAGGTTCAGCATCGCGCTCCAAGAACGTAAAGAGATGATCCAGCACCGTACAGAGTCGGATATGTCCCGGGGTGTTGGCGTCCTTCTCGGCCAGGGTTAAGAGCCCACGCAATACCGCTACATCTTCTAATTTCATCTAGTCCTCCTCCTCATTCCTCATATCCCCCTGAGCAGGGGACACGTAATACGACAGGTTGTCCTGGGTTTCGCCCGCACCAAAACACAGACGGTAATAGGGACACTGAGTGAAGTAGTCGTGGCATCTTCTGTCATTCTTGGGAAACGCCTGGACATGCTCGCAGTGCATCTTAAAGCGTCGTACCATCATCAGGTCCTCTTCGAGTTGGTCAATCTGTTTCTGGGTACGGACGATGATATGACGGGCAAACTTGGGCTGGCCAAGGCCGCGTTTGCTGGGCTTGTGTAAGATGTTCAAGAGCACGCCATGTACAGGAGAGCCAAGCAGAATGCTGGCGGCTTTACAGTAACGTGTCACTTGGCTGTTGTTGGAGAACTCGGCAAAGAACTTCTCCGGACTATAGCTGGTGGTTTTATGTTCAAGGACCAGCCGTTGCCCATTGAGGGAGATAAGCCCGTCGATGCGACCCGTGCTGCGAATGCCGGGGAAAATCTCAAGATCAAACTCTTGTTCGGTGCCCAGCGTTTGCCAAGGATCGGGGTCTGCATAGGTCTCACAGTATCCACGGAGCGTACGGAAGACAAAGAAATTCACCTCGTCTTTCTCGTCTTCCATCATATGGTCCATGTGATCATCGAGGTAGGCAAACGCTTCATTGAGCGCACGGACAGCTCGGAGCGGCAATTCTCGTGGATCAATACGTGTTTCGACATAGGTATGCTGAGCGGTGCCGTGGTAGACGGCAAGGGCCGCATGAATGGCAGAGCCCACGACTAAGGGGATACTCGGAGGAGCTTGGAGGCCACGGACCATTTGCCAATAGTATTTTTTCGGGCAGTCCATAAAGAGTTGGTCGGAATGGTGACCGAAGGGCGAGGCCCCGGCCTGGTCAGACCAGTGGATTGGTATGGTGTTGCTCATTGTTGTTGTTCCTTGAGAGTGTAGATGAGGGTCAGGAGGTTTTCGTTGAGTTGTACGAGTTGTTCGACCAATTCACGGCGCAACTCAGTGATCGCCTCACGCACTTCAGTTGCGGCTTCATAGGATTCACTCATTGTGGTTGTTCCTTTCGTTGTGATCTGCGTTTGTTCATGTAGGTTTTCATATAGGCTTGTTTTGTCAGGCGACGCTTGGCAGTTTGCTGACGTTTGTGTATGTCCCAGTTGATTTTCTCCACTAGGTAGTCAATCTCACGTTGAGCGAAGATGCCGACGTGCTTCCAATAGATACGAGTGCCAAGGGCTAGTAACTCCTCTTCTGTCATTGGTGGTTTCATTCATCCGCCTTCCAATTGGCCTGTGGCAGTTCGTTGGGTTGTTTGGCAGAGATCAGTACTTCTACATATTCACCTCCATCAATCAGTGAGCAGTCGCAGTTCTCGTGTTGCTCGCCGGTCCAGATCCGTAAGGGTTTGTCAGCGAGAGCAAGGATTTTCTTGGCAAATTCATGAGAGTTCATAAGGATTTCTTTCTGCTTGTGTGATGGTGCGCACGTAGGAGACTACTTCCCCGAGGTCAATCTTGTCCGTCCATGTACTGTTGGGAGCGCCAGGGAAGGGGCTTACCTCGGTACAGAGAACGGTGGTTCCCGCTGGTGTTTGGTACTCAAAGACACGATACAAGCGGGCTTGCTGAGCGGAATAGACCGCATACTTCTTTGCTGGTTCATTCATGATGGTTTACCTCGCTGCCATATCGATGAAGGGCAGGAGCTTTGAGTAGTTGGGCGGGGCGTGCAAGAATTCGAGCCAGAGACTTAAGAGGAAACAACCAAGAAAGAAGACGAAGCGGAAGGCTCGGTATTCCATGAGGAACAGGAAGGGGACGTAGAGGTAGTCGTACAGCATTGCTATTTCCTTGTATGAGGGCCATGCGGATCATCTGTGTCCGTACTGGTACTGTCATGAGGTTTTCCTGGTGTTATCGACGGCCAGCACGGGACGGCTTTGCTCGCGCAGGTCATCAATGTGAAAAGAGAACGTTTTCCTGATGCTACTCCTCTGGTCCGTACCGGTAGCGATGCGCAAGTACATCTCAAGAAGCGCAGGAACCGCCGAGACCACGCGATGTAAATACTCCGTTGAATGTAAATTGAGAAACACGTTTAAGTCTTCTTCACTGGGGTTGCGCTGAATGAGTTCCCGATAGTCACCAGCAAACGACTTGTGAGGGAAGTCACAGGGTCTCTGTTTGTATCGATGAATACTGAATGGTTTCATGCAGACGCACCTCTAGCGTGGAGCTTGGCAATAGTCCTCTTTCTCTATCTATTGGTGTAGGAAGTAAAGGCTCTAGGAGGCGTGGGCTTCTTGAGATTGTCCCTTGATACGAGCAAGTTCCTCACGCAGCTTGCCGAGCTCGATCTTCTCGGCATTACGCTTCTCTTTGGCGCGCGCAAGAGCACGCGCCTTGAATTGCGGATCCCGGCTCTTCTCTAACTGCTTGATGCGGGTCTCACTGAACTGGACGATCCGCGCCTCTCCGTACTCGTTAATCAATTCCTTTAACCGTTCACTTGTCTGACTCATATGTATCTCCGTGTCCGTACTTGTAGATATATCATTGCATGAATTTGTGTACGTGTCAAGCTATATCCGTGTCCGTATTTGTAAGCAGGATCCCATGTACAGACATGGGACAAGAGCAAAAAAGCCCAATGCATATGCACTGGGCTCTTCTCTGGGGGGGAGCGAGTCCGAAGGACTCGCGTTACTCATCTATTGCAGAATCATATGTCTGTGTCAAATGTGTGAGTGTTACAAGTGAATCCTCATATCTTTTGCCAAGATACTGCAACTTTGCACGTCCACGTTCAAAGGTATAGGTGAGGAGATAGAATCCATCTCTGTGAACATAGGCAATAGTGGAATTAGGAATATTATTTTCACGTTCTAGGTGTATAAGATCGCTTTGCATAATTTGCTTTCGTGTATGTGTTGGTATAGGATGAACCTTACCCCGCCCTTCGGGCGGGCCCCAAGGGAGAGAGCCCTCCCAGAGCAATCTGGTTGGGCTTTTTCTTTTATTTGCCTTTGTTATAGAGCCATTGACGGAAAAGATGATCTTCCTTTTGCTCTTTTTTCTTCGCTCGTGCTATCGCCTGCCTTGCCTCTTGCTGGCTGTCGTACCAGCCTATCGTCTCTCCTTTGTAGGTTGCACGGAATCGTGGCTGATTGTGGCTTCCATAGGGTTTTGTATTCATTGTGGGTGCTCCTTGTGGTTGGTGGGGTTCTTTTATTGTTGCTGGCTAGAAGTTGACCGGCGTATAGCGATAGTTGCAAAACATGTAATGCTTCTCTGGCATTGGCTGGGGCGTTGTTTTATAGAATTTCTCTATGTTCTTTGCCTCTCGACAGGCTTTCGACCATGCCTGTTGTCGTGTTATCCAGTCTGCATCTGATGTAGAGATAGCCTTTCCAGTCTTTTACTATCTTGTCAGGAAGTTTCATGGTTTTGCTCCTTGGTTGGTTGGGTTGTTGGTGAAGAGTTTCTGAATGTCTTCGTTGGAGAGCGTGTTTAAGAAATCTTGAATGTCTTGCATCTCTTGGGGCTGCGGCGTTCGTCCCAGCACCTTGGCTAACTCGCCCTGTGTGAAACTGCCCGTTTCTTTGATGTACGCCTTCACCCGCTCCACAATCGGTACGTAAGGGGCCGTGTTGGTGAAGAGTTTCCGCATCGCTCTCCGGAAGGCCTCTTTCGTGTTGTAGGTCCGCTTCTTCTCGAACTCCGCGACAAAACTGTCAGGCATACTCGTGAGAACGAAATACTCCACCACTAATTGGTTATGCGCTTGGAGGAATTCATACATCATGAGGCTCCGCTCTCTCTCGGTGAGTAGGTTGAGCTCGCGCCAAAACCAGCCCTCGCCCGTCTCCATGTTCAGTCCGTATTGCATGGCTTTTTCCTATTCCTGGTGCGTGTGATGCGGGAAATACGCCGCAAGCGTCTCTTGTACGTTTGCATTCAGTGCTTCTTCCCATGCGTCTCTGAATTCTGCTGACCCTGGTTTCACATCATCAAAAACATCAACCCCATCCCCTAACCACGCCGTCTCTCCAGATCCGTTGTGGATCAGACAGTAACCGCCCACATGTTCGTGTACTGAGAACGTCTGGACTCTCATGCGTATTTCCTCTCTTCTCGGATTATCAGGTCGTTTGCGTTGTTCTCTGCCTCTTCTTGCTCCCGCTTAAGCGCGCGCTCCCGCGGCCTCGCTATTGCCTCTATCTGCTCTATCCGCTGCCAACTGTAGCCCAGTTCGGTTGCTAGTGCCGTCCACATGTCAAGTAATAGCTGCTCCGCGGCAGCTCCAAGGTCTGGGTCCTCTTGGTATAAATAATCTAAGAAGGTTGGTGTTGATGTCTTCATGATTAGTCTTGCTCCCTAGAGTACGGCGCGAATACGTGCACTTTGCCGTCATCGCCAATGTACAAGTCACACGTCCCGTAAGCCTGCGCTGCTTCTGTCAGTAGCTTTCCCGTTACTTCAGGCCAATCTCCGTCCCAAAAGCCTACCCCATGATGGTTCCTCGTAAACCAGAAATCATGGCCGGCTTGTCTTTCGTCCATTGCTATTGCTGCTGGCCACTCGTTCTGAAACCTCTCGCAATCCTTGTGTATGACTGCTCTCCCCTCAGGTGTGATGTCTTGTTCTGTATATCCCCGATCTTGCAAACTCTCGTCAGAATCGCCGTCACTACTGCTCCATAAAGCCGCCTCTATATACGCTTGTGTGAATACGTCGGTTCGTAGGTGTTCCATTTCTTTGCTCCTTGGTGTTGGTGTGGTTGTTGGTTAGTGCTTTGCCTGCCCCATAGCTATGAGCTGCATCTGATACTCTTCCTCATCAATCCCTAGCTCTTCCCGTATCACGTCCAGTTCCTTCATCGCCGCCCGGTACCTCTTCATGTCATACGCGTTCGCTGCCGCTATCACCTCTCGCTCCTTTGCCGCTATTTGCTCAATCTTGCTCATTGTGATTGTTCCTCTGTGTTGTGTGTGTATCAGTGTTTGAGATTGATGTGTGGGTAATCGCTACAAAGTGTAGTCGAAATTGGCTCCAAAACGGCCATGCGCTATTCTGAATGAGACCTGTGTATTAGCAGATTCACGGAAATTAACAAGGCCAAATAAACGTCGCTACATAGTTTGCTGTGATTGTGAAGTGGACATGACCAGCCGGAATCTTGATTTATTAGTGCGCGTGCATGTTGTTCCTCCTCCCAGGTTTCTTGGTTAAAGTCGCGAATTTGTTGGGAAAACTCGTCGAGTCGGGTTGGTTTGGTGTTGTTCATGTACCTATTCTATGCATGTTTTGTGAATATGTCAAGTGTATGTGAAGGATATTTGGTGTAATTGAGGTAATTCCTGGCATGGATCACCATACTCTCTCATACAAAGTACTTTACCAAGAAGGATGTCACGAAGTGACATCACAGGCAGGAGTGTCTCTAACTGATTGTTATGTGTAACTAATAGTGCTATACACATTTTGTGATATGTATATTAACTGTTAGTTATATTATGTATTGCTGCTGGAGAGTGCGTGTATTGTGGTGTGTAGACGCATGTGTATGTGTAGCTGTATGTGAACTACCTGTGTGTATACGTATGTGAAGAGGGTGCCTGGCCCCCATGTAACTGCGTGTGATCCAAAACCACTCACACGTACAATCGCGCACCATTTTTTCAAAGGTAGTAGATTTGGGCAAGCCAGTTGTGGCCTAGAGCCTCACCAGGGGGAAGGGGAGCCGCGAAGCGGCGACCAGGGAAGCTGCAAGCTGGAGTGCGAATGAAAGTTTGCGAGCGTAGAGAAAGCGAAAAGAAGATGTCCGATAACGTATTGCTCACAAGTAGTGAACAACGAAAGCACAAAAAAACCGCACCCTTATGAGGAATGCGGTCTCGAAATCTCTTTGGTACGATTAGTGCAGTAAGACAGAAGAACTAGTAGTAGTGATTAGTCTCGCCCCAACAAGGTTGTTTCTACCATATTTAACGTTTTCTTGTCAAATATATTTTATGTACATCATCTTTCTATTGATATTGTTAGACTTTCTTTGTCATATTTATTTTCCTGCTTTCATCAAGCCTTCAGTTTTTCCCTTCCCTGCCTCCACCTTTTGGTTAATTGTCACGTATATTATTGTTTCCTAAGGGCTTTTTTGAGATTACTTCATAAAAGTATTTACGTGTATGTTATCTGTGTATATAGGTAAAAATAGAAGTGAAAGAAGGGTTGGAAATGACCCCTCACACTTTGTAGTATTTATCCACACAGCAAGTCCATCCCATACACATCCATTCAATTACTACTACATTACGTAGTACAAACACCTACTTCGCTCTATACTTTTTGGTGTTCCCCGTGTAGGACATGCTCTGTGGACGATCATTTCACGACTCCTAATCGGCTCCGTGACAAACACCGCAATCTTGATGCCTTGGTGAAGATCTGCTTGGAAACCAACGAAGATCCTCTGGTCTTGGCCGCTGAAGCAGGCGTCTCGCCTTCTGCGCTCATCCGCGCCCTCCCCCGGTCCTTCCTGCAACAATTCCTGCCGCCTCATGCAGACGCCGCTTCCCTCCCCCTCCAAGATATCCTCATCCGTCTTGCCTCCAACCATGCCCTCGACGTCGCCGTCACTTCCGTTGTAGGACAAGAGCTCGACGCCCGTACCATGGTCTCTATGTCCAAGGACATCCTCGACCGGGCCTCCGTCGTCGGCCACAAAACTCCTCCCCTCCAGTCTCGTATTACTCTCAACGATGAGTCCCTTGCCAAACTCGCAGAACTAGAAAGGGCATTCGCCCAACAGCAAGTTCCCCCTGGTACCATCGCTCCCGAGTTCCAATCCTTTCACCGCATCGGCAATGGCTCCCTCAGTGAAGAGGAAAGACTCATGGCTTCTCAAGAGGGCTGGAATGGACCCGTACACCCCGTAGTCCGCGATCTCGACTTCGATAAGGACGATTGATCGTGTTGAGGAATTGACCCCCCGTAAATCCAATCCTCGAACGAAAGGGAACAGAAAGCGAAAATGAAGGGTAAAGGCAAAAAGAAGAAACGTGGTGGACTTGGCCCATGCTAGGAGAAAAGGCATGACCACCAACCCCATACGCTGGGATGGATCGCCCGCCACGCTCGATCTCATCCAATCTGGAAACGATGCCCCAGGAGACGTACACGTGAATCCTGACTCCTCCCTCTCCATCCATACCGACGCCCAAGACCTCTTCGTTAACCTCGGCGATTTCATCTCGCAGTCGCCCCAAGGGATCTGGTCAGTCGTTACTCCCTTTGCCCTCGACCCCATTCCGGAGGGCAGGTTGTAGATGGATCTCATCGGCCTCATCATCATCCTTATCGTCGTCGGGGCCGTCCTCTATCTCATCGAACAACTGCTCCCTATCGATCCCAGTATCAAGCTCATTATCCGTGTTGTCATTATCGTCGTCCTCTTGTTGTGGCTGGTCCGTGTCTTCCTCGGCGGTTCCATCCTGCTCCCGAGGGTTGGGTAATGAGGTGGGCCATGACCATACCCATCCCGTTATCGTCGCCTTCGTCTCAGGCATCGTCCTCTATCTCATCTTCTCCGCAACCGTCTTTCCCGATTATGTCAAACGTATGCTCTTCCTCCTTACCCTCCTCGTGCTCCTGCTCCTCCTCTATCAACGATTCTTGGAGTTACCGTGAGTGAAAAACAAAGCAAAGAAGAAACCCCCACGACCCTCGATGAAGCCGCCTATGCCAAGGATACCAAGCTTCGCAATCGCTCGCTGCGGGACCTCCTCGACAAGAAGATTGCCTTCCACCAGGACGAGACGAATCGCCTCATTGCCCTCCGTGATCGCACACCCGGTCAAGTGCTGGACATGGTCGTCCGTGACCTCTCCGATATTCTTCGTATGTGATTATGAGTCGCGCACGCAAATCGAAAATGGCTGTTGTGATGCACGAATGGAAAGCGGGTAAATTGCACTCGGGTTCAAAGAAAGGGCCAAAGGTCCGCAGTCGTCGTCAGGCCGTCGCAATCGGATTAGCAGTTTCAAGGAGACGGAAAAAGAAATGAACGTGGGGCCAGAGCGCATCGATAGTAGCACCTGGGACTTCGGCGATGACCGCATCTATGGCACCGGCCTCGTCGCGGGCAATGACGCCGACGCCCACCGCCTCCGCCTCAAACGGCTCGCCTCCGACTATACCCTGTTCATGGCGTGGGTCATTGGCTTCAATCTCGTCAATACCGGCATTCATGCCGCTATGGCTGCCTGGATGCAGAATGATACCCTCACCAAACTGGGACTGGTTCCCAGAGATTTCTTGAAGACCAGTTTATGGACGATTGCTGACACCGTACGCATCATCTCCACCGAACCCGAGGAAAGGATTCTCATTCGTAATGAAATCCATATCAATGCCCAAAAGTTTCTATATCGCATTAGACGCGTCCCTGAAGGCTGCTCTATATGGCAGTGGCTCTTTCCCGAGCGCATCCCCGACTTTGCCGATAAGTGGAATCAAGACGGGCTTCTCTTTCCCCGAGATGGGGAATATCCAGAGCTCTCTATCGAAGCTATCGGCGTTGGTGGAGCTTCAACGTCTCGGCATTACACCCGAATAAAAGAAGATGACGTGATCGGCAAAGAAGCCCAACGCAGTCCCGCTACCATGCAGATGGCGAAAGACGATCATAACTTGTCCATGCACTTGCTCGTCGATCCCAATACCTCACGCTTGGATACCTACGGGACCCGATGGTCCCCGCACGACCTCTATCAGGACATGATGGAGAAAGAGACCGGGCTTGATATCTTTCACTGCGGTCCGACCGCACCGGACGGCAGTGCACTATTTCCTGCCCGGTTCCCTCTGCTCACCCTGGAGCGTATCCGGCGCAAGATCGGTAACCGGAACTATAGTCTCCAGATCCTCAACCAGACGCCTGCGGAAGGCTTTTTCGAGCTGTCGGCGGCGGATCTCAATACTTACAGTAAAGGTACCGATGCGCTCGGGCGACGGTTCTTTCTTCTTCATGCCCCGGATGGGACGACGCGAAAAGTGTTCCTTCATGACTTGTTCATTTACCAGGTCTTGGACCCGAACGTCTCCAAGAATTCCCAAAGTAGTCGCTCTGCCAACATTGTTGTCGGTCTGGCCAAACCCCAACATGCGATGGACCACTTTCAGATAATCATACTTTCGGCATTAGCAAAGGCCACGACTCCCAAAGGCGCGCTGGAGATGGCGCGTGCGGAATACCTGTTCTGGAAACCGATCATCTTTGCCGTGGAAACCGTTGCCGCCCAAGTCACCATGAAAGAGTGGCTGCTGAGTGCGTATCCCGACATGATGGTGAAAGGCGTGAAACCAGACGGTGGAGCCTCAAAGCTCTCGCGTATCAGAGCCTTCACGCCCTTTGGGGAGAACGGCCATATCTATCTCCATCCCAGCATGACCGAATTCTTGGATGAGTGGGAGAGTTTTCCAACTGGGCTGATGGATCTCTTAGATGCCGCGGCCTACTTGCCCTACGTGTGGACTATACCAACTGTGAGTTCTACTCCCCCGAATCCGAGAGATGAAATCCGCTCTCTGGTGGGAGACGAGGATGACGTGGTGATGCCGCAGACCCAAGGTTACGGCGACGGCAGGGACCAATTCACAGGATACTAATATGGCACAACAATTACCGCATGACATGATTCAATTCTTTCATTATGACCATTTGCCGCCCCATCTGCGGGCGTTGAGTCAGCAATTTGCCGACTTTGCCGATGCATTGGGAGAGGCCTTGCCAGACAATATACACAAGCAAAATGCCTTTGAGTGTTTGCTGGAAGCAAAGCGATGTGCGGTGCAAGCACTGTTGTATGTTCCGAATCAAATTGGACTACCTGACCCGCCACCATTGCCGGAATCAATGACACGGGCAGGATATAAATAATGGCAGACGACAATTACATTGATGTTGTGGTGGACGAGGAGGCGGATGGGGAGGGGCTGGGGGATGCAAGTCTGCGGACCCAAGACGAAAGGCTTGTAACGTACTTAACCGCGCGGCTGGAGGAGTGTGTGCAGTACCGCGAGAATGTACTGATCGGAAGGTTGGAACGGTTATGGGAAATCTATGACGCCGCGCCTAAGTATGCCCAGAAGAATTGGCCGTGGGAGAATGCATCCAATTTGAGTATTGCCCTTGGGGCCACCTACGTGGACCAATTTGTTGCCAAGCACGTCAATGCGCTCAGGAGTCCGACTCCCTTCCTCAGCCTGAGTAGCAAGGTGCCAGAGAATGCCGATAGCGTGCAAGCGCTGTCGGACTATCTGGATCTGGCCGAGAAGTCCTTGTGGAAAGGACAACAGCTGGTCGAGAACTTCGAGCGGGACCGTTGTAAAGTCGGGACCGGTGTGGGATATGTCGGCTTCGTCGATATTCCCTACTTAGTCAGGAGAGATATCACCAGTGGCCCGGCCGAGCCGCAAGGCCGCATCAAACACCCCGACGCCAAATGGATTCCCCGGGAAGACTTCCTCATCACCCCCGGATACGATGACCTCGACAAAGCACCCCTCGTGGGCCATCGGTCGTGGCTGGCTCGCTCCTATCTCCAACGACTCGCCTATGAAAACCAAATCGATATCGACTTCGACAAAGTCAAACCGACGAACAAAAACCAAGATGAAGACGTCCGGGTCGAAGAAGACGTAACCCCCTATGAGATATTTTTTATTAGCTTTTGTTATGATCTTGATGGCGATAATTATCCGGAAGAGTATGAGGGCATCTTCCACTTCGAGTCCAAACAGCTTCTGTATTACGCACCTAACACCCGTGCCTATGGCAAGCGTCCCTATTTCAGTGCTCCTTTCGTGCGACGCGAAGGGGAGTTCGATGGTCTTGGTATCTGCGAACAAGCCGAACACTATCAGTCCGAAGTCTCTACCATCCACAACCAGCGCCGCGATAACGCCACCATTGCCAATAACGTCATGCTCAAGGGTCGCCCCGTCAATGGTATAAATGAATCGACTCGCTGGTATCCTGGTAAAATCTGGCTGGTCAATGACATCAACGACTTAGATGTGCTCGACTTGCCCCGCTCCTATATGTCTACCGTGCAGGATGAAAGTCTCACTATCAGTTTGTTAGAGAGGAGGATAGGCATCTCTGATGCGGCAATCGGACGCGAAAGCACCCTTACCAACCGCGCTGCTGCGACAACTACTATGTTCCTTGCCGAGCAGGGCGCGCAACGAGACGACCTCTCTGTTACTTTGGGACGGGACGCGTTCCAACGCTATGGCGAACTACTGCTTGAAGCCTTCCAGCAAAACGGACTCCCCGACCCCGACGCCGCCACCAGTCCCGAATCCATGCTCGGACAAGAACGCGGTGGCATGGTCCGATCACTATTTGAGCGCTCGGATACCATCCTGGGACTCGTCGGCGTCACCATCGAAGTCAGTACGCGGGCGATCAACAAAGAAATGAGACGGCAGGCTAATGAACGGCTCTATGGTTTGATTATTCAGCACGCCATGGAGATCACCAAGATGTTAGGCGTGGTCTACAATCCGCAGACGCCGCCGCCGGTCAAGGAGTTCTTCATCAATGTGATTCAAGCCGCAGAAAAAGTCCTCAAAGACATCGTTGAGTCCACAGACGCCTACGACTTAAACAGCATGTTTATTAGTGATGACATTGCCAGTTCTATGGCTGGAGGGATGAATGGAAACGAGTCAGCAGCAATGGGTGGAGCTGCACCAGCGAATGGTGCGCCGCTACCAGGAGGCCCGCAACAAGGTGCTCTCCTGCAATAACGAGGAACTGGTGGACGTGCGCGCGGACTTCCGGGCGCTCCATAATCTCTTGGCCGATATTATCGACGCGACCAATGCCGCCTTGGAACACGAAGTGACACCGCCCGCAAATACCGACCCCTCATTTATTCCGGTGCCGCGTGAACGCAAGATTCGGAGTGGAGGATAATCGTGCGTGCGATAGGGAAAAGCTGGCTGCATTGGACGACGCAGCAGAGCCATTTTGGTTTTCGTCCCTCTGGGAAAGCGTGGTCGTGGAAGCCACAGCGGCGGATCTATAGTGGTGAGGTGATCTTGTTTACCTGCTGGCGTTTCTTTTGTGGACCGCACATCAAAGAGTAGGAGTGGAGGCTAGGAGATGCGAAACGGCTCGCCCTTCGACCGTATTCATGACCCGATGACGATCATTGCCGACCCCGTGACCAAGACCATTATTCTTGATGTCGGCACGCTGGTGGTATGGTCCGCCGAGGATGCGCGTGTGCTGGCTGAAAAAATACTGGAATGCGTAAACGAGATGGAGAAGGAGTAATCTATGGCCGATGAACAGCCGATTTGGGAAGAGAAGTACAAACAGCTAGAGGACCAGTACCGTAAAGACATGGGGCTTGCCTATCAGGCATTACAACAGCAGCAGCCGCAACAGGCCCAACCCGAGGAGCCGCTGTGGGATACCAGCGACCCGCAGAAGCTCAAGGGACAAATTGAAGATTCTCTGCGTAAGACCGTGGTCGACACGCTCTCCCCGGTGGTGACCCATTTCTCCGGCAATCAGTTCGAGTCAAACCTCTCGATCCTCAAGGGAGATGCCCGATTTCCCTATGCGGCCAAGTGGGAGAACGAAATTCGCCAGCTCGCCCAACAAGTGCCCGCTGCTCTTTTGGGGAAGCCCGAGACCGTCTCGGGTCTCTATAGTCTGGTCGCCAGTCGGCACCAACAGGAACTTGTGGAAGAAGAAGTACAGAAACGCATGACGGCCCAACAACAGCCGACCGAACCCGACGACGGCGGCGTGGAGGTGGACGATGGGGAAGAAGAAGACGAAGAAGAAAAAGAAAAGCCCAACCAGCCCGTACCACAACGACAACCCGAACCACAACGACAACCACAGCAAGTAGCCCGACCGCAAAGCACCCAGCCCTCACGCAGTGTGCGAGCCCCACAGCAAAAGCTCCGGCTCACCCGCGAGGAAGCCTACATGGCTGAGCAAATGGGTATGTCTCATAAAGAGTATGCATTGGCCAAGAATCTGGGAGATGCCGAGATTTGAGCAAAAGAAAACCCACACCAGCCAAAGCCGGAGTGGGCTCCCTCTTGTTGGGTTGGCCCGAAGGGCCAAGTAAGGTTCAGTATAAAGAGAATGTTATCTATTTGCAAATGAAAGGCAGAAAGGTATGAGTATCAATATCATTGAAGACGAGATCGATAAGAAGCGCCGGGAACTCCTGGAACGGGGTCGAGTCCATCGGGAAGCCCCGTTCTCCCCTCT